CTCCTGCATATAAAGGTTCGTCCACTAAAAGTGGGCGCAATAAGAAACAAATAAGAAGAGATCGTAAACGCAATAAGAAAAGATAGTTATGCCGCATTTAAGTTCAATGGAAAATCGAAAGCTTTATAGAATTGTAATTGATGTCCAGTACGGAGATATGCTGGACGAATGTGATAAACTGTACGATGGTAAAGGGTCTGGAACTGTCTTTACCGATGCGAATGGAGAAGCTGTTATTGATTATATGAAGCAATGGGATAGCGATGAATGGGCTGACGATGATATTCGCAGCGAAGAACCAAGGTGGGTGAATAATGGCACTGATTCCGTACATCAAAAGGATGGATACACCCTTATTTACAACTCAACTATTGGTGGTGTATATATGCTGTATCGTGAAGCAAATGATGCTGAAATAGAATGGTATAATAACAATTGATATGTATGAAAAATGAAACAAAAATAACTTTCGTAAAATCTCCAGAAGAAGGAGAAATATGTGCTGTATTTGTGAATGAATTTTGGGATAGGTTCAAAACTAAATTGACAAGCTATATGCACATCGGACAACACGCCGGTTGCTCTCCTGACATTCTGAAAAATTGGCCTTTAGCTACTGAACAAGAATATCGGTCATTGTTAGAAGAACTTAACACAATAGGATATGAAAACATCAAAATCATTCAATCAAGAATACATTGAGAAAGCGAAAACGCTAATCCATGAGATCCTCGAAGATAAAAAAGAGTACGATGACTGGACTCAAATCTGTTTTTCCATGCAAAATGCAGTACAAGCTGCGGCTAATATATGGGGAATATCATCAGATGAACAGATTAATAAAATGAGATCCTTTATTACAGAAATGGTTTTTACAGAACTTTCAAATCTCAAACAGTTTGACATAGTGTTTAAAAAGAAGGGGGCACAAGTAGAAAGGTCATTAGACACATTGTATTGCTCAAAATGTGGAAGCAGTGATGTTGAAAAGAGGGTATGGGTAAATCCGAATACACGTGAAATCAGATGCAATGATTCAATTGAGGTGACAGATTGCTGGTGTGGCATTTGTGAAGAGCATGTAGAATTATGCACCCTTTCAGAATTATGGGAAATGTTTGGAGACATTCCGGTCAATAACGATGATGAGATTGAAGAAGACTTTCTCAACTTCCCGGCCGGAACCTTAAAGATTGATGTCTGGCATTGGTTTGATGAACGATGTCCTAACAATTTACACGATGATTTAATGTATTTTAAAAACGATGCCGTATAAATCAGAAAAGACTCGTATCGCTGGAACCCAATATGATAGACGAATAAAGCTCACTCCAGACCAAAAAGAATATATAAAATGGTTGAGAGAAAAGCAATTAATCAGTTACTCTAAACTTGCTAAAATATTTGGAGTGAGCAAGCGTCTTATTCAATTTATTTGTTGCCCAGACAAATATTTGAAAAATAAAGAGAGTTTAAAACAACGTAAAGCAGAAGGGCGATACAAACCTACAAAAGCAGAATGGGCAGCAACAATTCGTGAGCACAGGAGATATAAGGAACAACTCAAAAAGAAAGGAGATATAAAATGAAAGATAAGATTCTTACAATGTTCTTCGACATTAATAGATGGACAAAAGCAATTGAGAAAGGCGTTCTGAAGGATATTCGGAAGAGCGAACTTATCAAACTGACAGAAGAACCAACCAGAATTCGCATGGCAGAAGCTATGTTGAATGGTAAATATCAAATAACACCACCACATATTGCACAAATCCCGAAGGATAACGGAGAGTTTCGTACTGTATATGTCAATGAACCTATTGACCGTATAATCCTAAACATCGCGAACGATTTGTTATTTGATTTAATGCCAGAGATGATTCATCCTGCTTGTAAATCTTATCAGGTCGGTATTGGTTGCGGTAAAGTGGTTCTGGAAGTAAGTCACACAATTGTTGACATGAAAAGTGATGGTTATGTGGGCTGGAAATCTGATTTAAGTAAATATTTCGACACTGTTCCTATCCGGTTTATTGACGCAGCTTTTGATAAGGTAGAAGCTAAGTATGGTCACTCTGTGTTAATTGATGTATTAAGAAAATACTATCATTGCGGATTGTATTTCGATGAGAACAACGAACTGCATGAAAAATATCAATCACTTAAACAAGGATGCGCAGTAGCAAGCTGGTTAGCCAACGTGTTGCTATATAGCCTGGATGATGAACTGTCCCAATTGAATGGGTTTTACGTAAGGTATTCGGATGATATGTTGTTCGTTGGTCCGGACTATGAAAAGGCTATGACCATTTTACAAAAGAGATTGGCCGAAAAATCAATGAATTTGAATCCCAAGAAAGTAGAGTACCTGACTATGGACAAGTGGTTTAAATTTCTAGGTTTCAGCATTAAGGGAAGTATGATTTCTTTCTCTCCCAATCGTCTTAAAACCTTCCAGAAAGAAATAGAATCAAGAACCATCAGAAAACGTGGTATTACGTTGAAGAAGGCTGTGGATTCGGTTAACCGATATTTATATAAAGGCAATGGAGAATATAGTTGGGCGACTCAGACCCTTCCAGTATGTAATGTTCGGGTTGATATTAATGAATTGAATAAATTCGTAATGGATTGCCTTAGAGCCGTTGAAACTGGGAAACATAAAGTTGGTGGCCTTGGCTATGTTAAGGATAAGCCGGATGGTTGTGTTGTTAGAAGTATTGGTCGGAACGTAAAGGCTAATCGAAATAAATCTAAGAGTAAAGAAATTGAAGGTTATTTGACAATAGGTTGTATGCAGAATGCTATTTTGACCAGAAGAGCAGCGTACAATACTTTAGTGGCAATATTGTAACTACAATCTGAACACACAGTAAATGAATCCGAGGAACAAGTGTTTAATATCCAGATTATATATTAGGTGCCCCGATTCTATCCTTGAAGGATTACATCCTTCAGTATCTACTCCGGGCACCATATAATCATCTGGATTATATCAATGAAGATAAAGAGATGTGCCAATTGTTATGAGGATTTTTATCAAGTAGCACAGCAGGCAAGTTCAAGAAGATATTTTCATATTCTAAATTTGAATGATTGATCATTTCACCGGAGGTTACAAGGCTATATAGCCTTTCACCTCAGGTTCTACGATCAAGTCATATTTAGAATTATCATAAAAATAAAGTAATGTGCCGATTATTTGAGAACTTGTAAAATAAATGAAATACATCAAAAGTTATCCAAGGAATACATTTGTTTACTGTTCCGGTGAGCAGCTTCCTGGACCTATGAGTCGATAACTCATCTGCTCCAGGAATATCCAACCGGAATACATCTATTGGGTAAAGTAATGTATCAGTATTATGAGGATAACTATTTAGCACAGAAATGTAATTCAAGAAATATCATTTATATAGCTGGTTATATATCAGGAAGGACCGAGTACTAATTGTCCTGGTCCGTTCCTGATCACACCAGCTCTAAATCGAATAAGTATAGAAATGTGCCAATATTTTGAGAATTACAACTTATTACTTAACACAAAGTTTACAGTCTGGGATTTAGTAATTTAACATACTGGACAAGATATGATGCCCGCGTGATGACGGTCATCCTATGTATGACCTAGGATTACGCGGGCATTACTTGATACAGTATATATCATAAACATATAGACATGTGTCACGCTAAATGGGGGCTGTTTTATAAGTAACACAACTTTCATTTATACAAGAACCTTGCGTTTAACAACTATCCGACAATTACGCCGGCATCTACGGTTTTATAAACCTTTATTCCGGCGTATTCTGGATGTTAATATCAGGCTTTTAAAGAAATGTGTCAAAGGTTTGAGTATAAAATCAAAAGTAAACATTATGAAAAATATTTATCAAGAATCAATACAGGCTGTAGAGAACGGAACCAAGTTTAAAGTAGATTTTAAAACACGAAGTTTCAAACTTAATGGCCAATATATTATACAGAATTCGCAGTATGAGGGAGACTTAGGTGTGGAATTATGCGCTTCTCTTGATGAGTTTCTGTCTAATGTAGAGCATTTATATACTCGATATAAACATTCTATTCCATCAACAATGAGTGAATGTAAAAGCCGAAAATACTTTAAGGCTTTGTCTGATAAAGATTTGGAGGATGAAGACATGTTGTTTGGAGTTGGTCGAGATATAGCACAAGTCGAATTGGAATTATACATTCTCTGTCAAATAATATTGGGTATAGGTTGGGATGCTAATAAAATGGGTAAATGGTTTTGGCAAAGCAACAAAGATAGAGATTTAGTAATTCTCAAAAACTGGGTTACAGTAGAGAAATAAATAATCAGACTAAAAATTAAATTATTAATAAGTTATGAAACAGTTAAAATTTGAATGTCCTGAGTGTGGTACCGAGTTTACGCTTACAGCTAATCAAACCAAAGCTAAGGAGCGTATTGAAGCTCTAAAGAAAGCTGGTGTTGATGTTAGTGAGCTTTTTGCAATGCAAAGTGCAGATGGTTTGGAGTTTATAGCCTCAAAAAGAGATGGTGTCATTAGTATCTTGGAAGAAGATGATCCAATCTTCCAGGCCATTATAATTCAAGGCACAATTCCTAATCGGCAATTATTCAGACGTTGGGTAATGGGCAACCATCTATTGCCAGCAAATCCTACTGGGCATGTTAACAATATTCGGACCTATACAATGGGCGTTCTCGCTGTTGCCCAAAT